AGACAAGATGGTTGGTGAAAGTAAAGCGACTGAGAAAAGAGATAAACTAAAAGATTATCAGTTTTCATTAAAAGATAAACATCAACGTAACGAAAGTATGATTAGTTTTCTAGAAAAGAATGATGAGTGTCCAACTTGTGAACAACAGATTGACAAAGAGTTTAAAACTAGAAGTATTCAAGTTAGAGAAAGAGATAACGTAGATTTATCTGAAGGCCTTACTAAACTATCACAAGAGATGGACAAAGTAAATGATGTTCTTTCTCAATATAGAAAACTTGCAAAACAGATGCAGACAAATGAAGTTGAGATTGGAAAGTATCGTAGTACTATCGCTCAACTTGGTAAGTTCAATGCAAGATTAGATAGTGAGATTGAACAGATTCTACAGAATGAAATTAATAAAGATGATTTGAAAAAACTTGACAAACTGAAAGAAAAGTTGTATAGTTTAGATTCAACCTCAAAAAAGTTGAAAGAAGAATTATTTTATTATGATGTTGCAAGAAAGATGTTACAAGATACTGGCATCAAAACTAAAATTGTAAAACAGTATTTACCAATCATGAACAAACTTGTCAATACTTATTTGTCAAGTATGGATTTCTTTTGTAACTTTAATCTTGACGAAAACTTTAACGAAACTATCAAGTCTAGATATCGTGATGACTTTTCATACGCAAACTTTTCAGAGGGTGAGAAGATGCGTATTGACCTTGCATTACTCTTTACATGGAGAGCAGTTGCAAAGATGAAAAACTCTACAAATACGAATCTACTTATACTTGATGAAATATTTGATAGTTCACTAGATGCGTCTGGTACAGATGATTTTCTTAAAATACTGAATACATTTAATAACGAAAATGTTTTTGTTATTTCTCATAAACAAGATATGTTATTCGATAAGTTTAGACACACTATCAAGTTTGAGAAAAATAGGAACTTTAGTCATGTTGTTGCTTAACGGTTGTTGTAGAAAACAAATGAAAAAACTGCAAAGACAAAAGATTATGGTTGATGCAGTTGTTACAGACCCACCATATCATTTTAATACTATTGTGGAGAGATTTGGTAAAGAGGGTTCTGCACCAGCACAGTTTGGAACTGATGGTGCATTTAAAAGAGCATCAACTGGATTTTTAGGAAAAGAGTGGGACGGCGGAGATATTGCATTTGACCCAATGACTTGGAGTTTATGTTTAGGACTACTAAAGCCAGGTGGTCATCTCATTGCTTTTTCTGCGTCAAGAAATTATCATAGAATGGCAGTTGCAATTGAAGATGCTGGTTTTGAAATTCGTGACCAGATTATGTGGATTTATGGTTCTGGTTTTCCTAAATCACACAACATTGGAAAACAAATCGGAGATGAAGACTTTGGTTGGGGTACTGCATTGAAACCGGCACATGAACCAATCGTACTTGCAAGAAAACCAATATCAGAAAAGTCTATTGCAGATAATGTATTAAAGTGGGGAACTGGTGGTATTAATATTGATGGTTGTAGGATTGAGGGTAATGATGCAAAATATCCAGATACAAATCCAGATTTTAAAGATGTAGGTGCAAAGTCAAAAGAAGCAATCGGTATTGATAAATTAAGTTTTGGTCAAACAGAAAATGTAAAAAGAAAAAGAGCAAATCGTAATCCAAGAACTAATGATAGTGTATTTAATAAAAGTACAACTGGATTTAGGTCTGAAACACAAGAGTTTGCAGATGCAGACCCAAGAGGTAGATTCCCTGCTAATATTATGCATGATGGTTTAGATGAAAGTTGGGCAAAGTATTTTTACTGTCCTAAAACTTCTAAATCTGAAAGACACAATAGTGCAATAAAGAATACACACCCAACTGTAAAACCAGTAGAACTTATGAAATACCTTTGTAGACTTGTAACACCAAAAGACGGAACTGTTCTTGACCCATTTATGGGTAGTGGTTCTACAGGCATGGCTGCAAAAGATGAGGGTTTTGATTTTATTGGTATTGAAAAAGAAAGAGAATACTATGAAATCGCAGAAGCAAGAATTAAAAAAACTGCACCTTTAATGGATTTTTTCTCATAAGTGACTTGACTTTGTTCTGAAAACATGGTAGATTATATACATAATAAAGAATCAGTCATAGAGGAGTAAAAATATGGCACATATGGTAGAAACAATGGCATACGCTGGGGAACTTCCTTGGCATGGTCTGGGTACTAAAGTTCTTGATGATTTGACCCCAGAACAAATGATGCAAAAAGCAGGAGTTGATTGGACTGTTGAAAAACAAGATATGATTACTTCTGGTGGTTCAACTGTTAAATCTAAACAAGCACTTGTCCGTTCATCTGATGGTGAAGTTCTTGATGTTGTTGGTAAGGGTTGGAATCCAGTTCAGAACGCAGATGCGTTTAACTTTTTTGAGGACTATGTAAAAGCAGGAGATATGCAGATGCATACTGCTGGTTCATTGAATGGTGGTAAGATGGTTTGGGCACTTGCAAAAACTAACGAATCATTTGAATTGTTCAATGGTGATGTTACAGAGAATTATTTCTTGTTCTCAAATCCACATGAGTTTGGTAAGGCGATTGATATTCGTATGACACCAATTCGTGTTGTTTGTAATAACACATTGACATTATCACTATCACAAGATAGTAATGCAATGTTGAAAGTTAATCACCGTAAGGAGTTTGATTCTTCTGAAGTGAAAGAACAAATGGGTATTGCTCGTGAGAAGATGGAACAATACAAAACTATGGCAGAATTCCTTGGTTCAAAAAGGTATACTGCTGATAATGTAGTTCAATACTTCAATACAGTATTTGGTTCGCCTGCAAAAGAAAAGGTTGACAATGTATTTCCATTTACTTCCAACAATGCGAAAATCGCTATGGAACACTTGGATACACAGCCTGGTGCAAACTTTGCTCAAGGTTCTTTCTGGAACGCCTTCAATACTGTTACTTACATGACAGACCACATTCAAGGTCGTTCTAATGATGGTCGAATGACTTCATCATGGTATGGACGTAACCGTAGGGTTAAACTCAAGGCACTTGATACTGCACTTGAGATGGCAGAAGCCGCATAAAAAGTTTTGTGTGGGGGTTGACTTTTGAAAGTTAATCCCCATATAAATATATGTAGACGCCATAATGGGTCTACTTTAAATAATCTTGCTTAATAAGGAGATGAAAATGACAAATCTAAGCAATTTTAAAAACGCTCTTCAAGCGTTTGATATCAACCACATGACTCCCTACGCTGTAGGGTTCGATAGAACATTCGATAGATTGTTCGATTATGTAACTCACCAAGCAGAGTCAACTGGTTATCCACCATACAATATCCAAAAAACTGAGGATTTCAAATTTGTAATCGAAATGGCACTTGCTGGTTTCGATAAGAAAGATATTGAAATTGAGGTTGCAGATGGTGTACTTACTGTTAAATCTGTAAAAGAAAAAGATAAGGACACAACTGATGACTACACTCTTTATAAGGGTATCTCACAGAGAAACTTTACTAGAAAGTTTACTCTTGCAGATGATATTGTAGTAAATGGTGCAGAACTCAAGAATGGTATGCTTACTATCGACTTAGAAAGAATCGTACCAGAGGCAAAAAAACCAAAGATGATTACTGTAAAGTAATTATTTTCAAGGGGGGACTTGACTTCCCCCCTTTTTTATGATACATTAATCACAATTATATTATGAGGTCAATAGTGAAAATTTTCAAGTCTAAAGAAGAACCAGTCATTTCGACTGAGGAAAGTTTGATTCCTTACAAGTATCAAGAAGATAGGATACTAAAGGAATTAAAAGAGTATGTTGATACAACATACGAACAACATTATTCTCAAAACAAATTCCAAGCAACCGAATTTATCATTGATAGTGGTCATGGTAAAGGATTCGCTGTTGGTAATATCATGAAGTATATTCAACGGTATGGTAAAAAAGGAACTAGAGAAGATGCAAGAAAGGACTTATTGAAAGTTCTACACTATGGAATAATCGCTTTACATATTCACGATAAGGAGAAAAACTGATATGAAACTAAGTAATGATACTAGGGAAGTTTTAAAGAACTATGCTTCTATTAATGCTAACCTACTTGTGAAAGAGGGTAATCAAATTTCAACTATGTCACAAATGAAAAATATTGTGTCTGTTGCAACATTGCCCGATACGTTTGAAAAAGAGATTGCAATTTATGACTTGAATGAATTCTTGTCTGCAATGTCATTGTTTAATGACCCAGATTTACAGTTTGGAGATAATAGTGTTCAGATTGTAGAGGGTGGACAATCTCTCAAATACTTCTATTCAGACCCAACTGTAGTAACTACACCAAAGTCTGATATTACAATGCCTGGTTCAGATGCAAAGTTTACTCTTAAACAAGGTGTGTTTAACCAACTTGTAAAAGCGTCATCTGTTCTGAATGTTCCAGATATGGTTCTTGATATTGATGAGAATGGTACAATGGGACTTCGTGTATCAGATAGAAAGAATGATACATCAAACAATTTCTCTGTAGAAGTTGGTGATGGTGGAACTCCAAATCAAAAGTTTTACTTCAAGGTAGAAAACCTAAAGTTGCTTTCTGGTGATTATGAGGTTGAAGTATCAAGTGCTGGTATTTCAAGATTCAAGAATATCAATAAATCAATTGAATATTATATTGCACTAGAAACTGCTTAGGATAAAAATACATGAATGAAATATTATGGGTTGAGAAGTATCGTCCATCAACGATTGAAGATGCGATACTTCCAAGTGAATTGAAACAAACATTTCAACAGTTTGTAGACAATCAACATTGTCCTAACTTACTACTTTCTGGTTCTGCTGGTTGTGGTAAGACTACTGTTGCAAAAGCAATGTTAGAACAACTTGGTTGTACTTACATGATGATTAACGGTTCTGAAGAATCTGGTATTGATGTTCTCAGAAATAAAATCAAAAACTTTGCATCAACTGTATCTATGGACGGTAATCGAAAGTATGTTATACTTGATGAAGCAGACTATCTAAATCCTCAATCTACACAACCAGCACTTCGTGGGTTTATTGAGGAGTTTAGTAAGAACTGTGGATTTATTCTAACTTGTAACTTTAGAAATCGTATCATTGAACCTTTGCATAGTAGATGTTCTCTTGTTGAGTTTCGTATTCCTGCTGAAGAAAAACCACAACTTGCAATGGACTTTATGCAGAGATGTCAAACTATCCTTGATTCAGAGAATGTTAAATACAATAAAAAGGTAGTTGCATCTCTGATACAAAAGTTCTTCCCAGATTGGAGAAGGGTTTTAAATGAGTTGCAAAGATATAGTGCAAGTGGAGAAATAGATGCTGGAATCTTGGTCAACTTATCTGAAACGTCTATTAAAGAACTGGTTACATTTCTTAAAAACAAAGAGTTTACCAATG